CATACAGTTATTTCAAAGATCCTGCAAAAATAGATGTTTCCTTAATAATTTCGGGAGAAGCATCAAATACTTTAGCAACATATTTGATTAATGAGATAGCAGAAACTAGAAAAGATTGTGTTGTGTTCGTTTCTCCTGAAGAAGCAGATGTTGTTAATACAGAGGGAAATGAAGTAACAAACGTAATTGCTAGAAGAAATGCAATGCCAAGTACAAGTTATGCTGTGATGGACGGAAGTTACAAATATATGTTTGATAGATATAATTCTGTTTATAGATGGGTTCCAATGAATGCTGATGTTGCTGGAATTTGTGCCCGAGCAGATGATATCAATGCTTATATTTCTCCTGCGGGATTTACAAGAGGAAATGTAAAAGGGGCAGAACTTATAGCATATATTCCAAATCATGCAGAAAGAGATGATTTGTATGTGAATGGAATTAATCCAATAGCATCATTTCCTGGAAAGGGAAAAGTTCTATTTGGTGATAAAACATTGTTAGCAAGACCTTCGTCTTTTGATAGAATTAATGTACGTAGACTTTTTATTATTCTAGAAAAAGCCATAGCAAATGCCGCTGAAAATTTATTGTTTGAATTTAATGATGAATTTACACGATTAAATTTTATTTCTATAATTGAGCCTTTTTTAAGAGATGTTCAAGGATCGAGGGGTATAGAATCATTTATGGTGGTATGTGATGGTACAAATAATACGCCTGCGGTTATAAATAGAAATGAGTTTAGAGGTGATATTTTTATTAAACCCACTAAATCTATTAATTTCATCGGATTAAACTTTGTTGCAGTTGCTTCTGGAGTTGAATTTTCTGAAGTCGTTAACGCAATTTAAGGAGAAAGATAATGGCATTTGATATAACATCGTTTAGACATGCCCTGACTTATGATGGGCAAAGACCTAATTTATTTAAGGTGCAAATACCTAATAAATCAAATATTTTTAAGGGAACAGATTTGGAACTGATGGCCAAAGGAACATCAATACCTGGTGCTACAATTGGAACAGTTATAGTTCCTTATTTTGGTAGAGAAGTTAAGTTGGCAGGAAATAGAACCTTTCCAGAATGGACTATAACAGTCATTAATGATGAAAATTTTTCTCATAGATCACAATTTGAAAGCTGGATGAATGCTATAAATCAGCATTCAGAAAATACAAGAAAAGTTTCGGGCACTCATGGTTATGTGAATACTGCTACTGTTACACAGTATAGTAAGCTGGGAAGCACTTCTGCAACAGCAAAATATGAATTTGTTAATCTATTTCCAACTGATCTTTCAGAAATTACTCTAGATTGGGGTGATAATGATACTGTTGAAGAATATACTGTAACTTTTTCATATGATTTTTGGAATCGTCACGCTGGAAGCCTATCTGGTGGAAGTGGAGAAGTTGCCGAGGATATTGTTTCAAGTGGTGGGCCTCCAAGTTAATCCAGCAAAATACTTAATTTTCTGATTTTGCGAGTGAATAAATATAAATTAGTAGTATTGTATTATTTTTATTTAACTCGCATTCAGGAAATATCATGCCTATTGAACTGTTCGGTTTTTCAATCGGAAAAAAAGAAAAGAAAAACGTAAAAGCCCAAACTTTTGCTGAACCAGAATATGAAGATGGTTCATTGACCGTAGCATCAGGCGGTGCTTATGGAACATATGTTGATACAGAAGGAGCTATAAAAAGCGAGTCTGAATTAATAAATAGATATCGTGATATGGGTCTTCAAGCAGAAGTTGAAAACGCTATTGATGATATTATTAATGAAGCAATAGTGGCGGCGAAAGACAAACCTCTTGTAAGAATTAACGTAGATAATTTAAATGTTTCTGAGAGTATTAGAGACAAAATAAGAGTAGAATTTAAATCAATAAGTAGACTTTTAGATATACAAAATTTAGGACACGATGTTTTTAAAAGATGGTATATTGATGGTAGAATTTATTATCATGTTATTGTTGATGAAAATAATCTGGAAAAAGGTATTCATGAATTAAGAGTATTAGATCCTAGAAAAATAAAGAAAATACGAGAAAAGAAAAGCGACAGACAGCCTGACGGTAAAACAAAAACCACCGTCACAGAATATTATGTTTATAATCAAAAAGGAATTTATCAGTCACAGGGGCAGACAATGGGTACTGCTTTTACAAATGCCGCCGCTGGTTTAAAAATATCTCCTGATGCGATTGTATATACACATTCAGGACTAATGAACAGTACACGTACATTAGTTTTGTCCTACCTACACAAAGCAATCAAACCATTAAATCAACTAAGAATGATCGAGGATTCTCTGGTAATTTATCGTATTTCACGGGCACCAGAAAGAAGAATTTTTTATGTCGATGTTGGTAACCTACCCAAATTAAAAGCAGAACAATATATGCGTGATTTAATGACACGTTATAAAAATAAACTCGTATATGATGCTCAAACTGGTGAAGTTAGAGATGATAGAAAACATATGTCAATGCTTGAAGATTATTGGATGCCGAGAAGAGAGGGGGGAAGAGGAACAGAAATTTCTACCTTACCTGGCGGTTCAAATCTTGGAGATATTGAAGATGTGTTATATTTTCAGAAAAAACTTTACAAATCGTTAGGTGTTCCTATTTCAAGACTTGAATCAGAAGCAAATTATACGATTGGTCGTGCTACTGAAATTTCAAGAGATGAAGTCAAATTTACACGTTTTGTTAATAAACTTCAAAGCAGATTTAGTCTAATGTTTGATGAAATGATGGAAAGACAATTAACTCTCAAGGGTATAATGTCTAAAGAAGATTGGAAAAATATTAAAAATGAAATATTTTATGAATTTGAAAATGATAGTCATTTTGCAGAAATAAAACAAAATGAACTTATGCAAGATAGATTAAACATTTTAAGAGATATGCAAGATTATGCTGGAAAATATTGGTCTCATGAATATATTAGAAAGCATATTTTAATGATGACTGATGATGAAGTTAAAACTAATGATGAACAGATTCAAAAAGAGATAGACGATCCTAGATTTTCGGGAGAAGAAGACATGCAATTCAATTCTGTAGAATTAGATACTACTAATAAACAAAATATCAATGAAAATATTGATAAGAAAATTGAAGAAAAATTTGAATTTGCGAAAAAAGAGAACGATATTAAGGATAAAGTAAATGACATTCTTTTTTCTGTTTTAGAAGATGATGAAAAATTTGTAGATTGATCCGCAGGTGGGTGCAGGAATAATAAATGAAAGACGATCAAAAAGAGTCAAAAGACTTAGATTTAAGTAAGGTTCTAGCAACTTCTCTTGCTTATACTAAAAAACAATTAAAAAAGACTAAAGAAGAACTCGTTGAGGATGTAAAAGAAATTTTAGATCCTGTTACTGGTGAAAAAGTCAAAGTTCTTGAGATTAAGGGTACTGAAGGTTCCAAGGGCGAAAAGGGTGAAAGAGGCTCAACAGGAGAAGCAGGTTCTAAAGGAGAACCCGGAGAAGCAGGTAGAATTGGTCCCCAAGGTGTTCAGGGACCCCAAGGCGATCAAGGAGATACTGGTCCCATAGGTCCAAAAGGGGATCAGGGAGAGCCAGGTGATGATGCTGATGTAACTAAACTTGAAAAAGAGTTAGATAATTTTAAAGAAGTTGTTAAGAAAGTTAGCAAAAAAGCTACCCAAACTGCACAAAGAGTAGCTGGAGGAAGTGGTTGGGGCGAAGGTAGCGGTGGCGGAGGAGCTTCTGGTGTTGATGGAACACATGGAAGTGCTGGCTCTGCAGGAACTTCAGGAACATCTGGTGAGACTCATGGAACATCTGGATCTTCTGGTGTTGATGGATCATTTCTAGGAACTTCGGGATCGTCTGGATCTGCTGGTAGTTCTGGAGGAACAGGAAGTCATGGATCGTCTGGCTCTGCAGGAAGTGCTGGATCGTCTGGTTCTGCTGGCTCTGCGGGAACATCTGGAACTGCTGGTTCGTCTGGATTAACATATGCTTCATCTGGATCTTCTGGAACTGCGGGTTCATCTGGACAAGATGGTGGTTCTTTTATACATACTGAATCTTCAGCATCCGTTGTCTGGTTAATACATCATAATTTAGGAACACGACCTTTAAATATAGAAGTTGTCGATAGTAATTACAATGTTATTGTTCCAGAATCAATCCAATTTATAGATTCAAATAATGTAAAAATAGTCTTTTCTACTGCACTTTCTGGTTGGGCGGCATTAACTTTTGGAGAAGGGTCTTCTGGAACTTCAGGAACATCTGGTTTAACTTATGCTTCTTCTGGCTCTGCTGGATCTGCAGGAAGTGCTGGAACTGCAGGAAGTGCTGGATCTGCAGGAAGTGCTGGAAGCGCAGGAAGTTCGGGATCGTCTGGTCGTGATGCTTCTTCTGGCTCTGCAGGAAGTTCTGGAACATCTGGAACCTCTGGACAAGATGGAACAGAAGGAGATACAGGACCAGGAGGTACTTCTGGGTCATCTGGAACTACTGGAACACATGGATCTTCTGGATCGTCTGGAACTACTGGAACCTCTGGAACATCGGGATCAGATGGAACAGAAGGAGATACGGGACCAGCAGGAACTGGAGGAACTTCTGGCTCTGCAGGAACTTCTGGAACTGCTGGAAGTGCTGGATCTGCAGGAAGTGCTGGTTCTGCTGGAAGTGCTGGCTCTGCAGGAACTTCTGGGTCTTCAGGATCATCTGGACAAGATGGAACTTCTGGAACTTCTGGTTCTGCAGGAAGTGCTGGAACTTCTGGAACCTCTGGAACAGCAGGATCATCTGGTGAAGATGGTGGTTTTGGAGGCGCTTCATTTGCATATCGTTACAATACAGATCAAGGATTAAATGACCCAGGAACAGGTAAATTAGCATTTACATTAACTTCTGGTTCTTTTACATATCCCAATACTGCTAATAGATTAAGAATAAGTGATACTGATCAAGATGGAACAACAATTGATAATTTTTTACAAACAATTAATGATGTTGCTTTTAGTGATCCAAAAGGGCATTTCCGGGTTTATGATAAATCAAATCCAGAGGATTTTTTCTTATATGGTATTAATGGATTTGATACTGTAAATCCTTCATGGTATTATGTAGATGTTACATATTTAGATTCCTCATTAAATAATTTTCAAAATAATCTTGAACTTGTTGCTTCATTTGCAAGAACTGGTGATTCTGGAACTTCTGGATCGTCTGGAAGAACTTCCTCTTCTGGTTCGTCTGGAAGTGCTGGTTCTGCTGGTTCTGCTGGAAGTGCTGGATCTTCGGGTAGTGCTGGAACCTCAGGAAGCTCAGGAAGTTCTGGAACTGCTGGTTCGTCTGGATTAACATATGCTTCATCAGGAAGTGCGGGTTCATCTGGATTAACATATGCTTCATCTGGGTCTGCTGGAAGTTCTGGAGGAACAGGTAGTGCTGGATCTGCAGGAACTTCTGGTTCATCTGGAAGTGCTGGATCGTCTGGTTCTGCTGGAAGTGCTGGATCTTCTGGACAAGATGGTGGTTCTTGGATTCATGTTCAAGATCCAGCATCCGCTGTCTGGTTAATAAATCATAATTTAGGAGTTAGACCTTTAAATATTGAAGTTTGTAATGATGATTATGATGTAATTTATCCAGAATCAATTCGATATGTAAGTTCTACAACTGCTAAGTTAGTTTTTACTACTGCAGTAAAAGGTTGGGCGGCATTAACT